TCGGCAACCTCACCGCGGATCCGGAACTGAGGACCACCGGCCAGGGCGCGCAGGTCGCCAGCTTCACCATCGCCAACACGCCACGCCAGTACAACCGGCAGACCGGACAGTACGAGGACGGAGACGCGCTCTTCCTCCGCTGTTCGGCATGGAACGACCTCGCGCAGCATTGCATCCAATCTTTGTCCAAGGGTATGCGGGTCATCGCCCAAGGCAGGCTCAAGCAGCACTCGTATCAGGCGCAGGACGGCACCAATCGGACCGTCGTGGAGCTGACGGTCGACGAAATCGGGCCATCGCTGCGGTACGCGACGGCGCAGGTCGCCCGCATCAGCCGCCAGGGCGGTCCCGTCTACGGCAACCCCGCATCGCCGCAGCCGACCGTCAACACCGGCGTCGGTGGCTGGAGCCAACGGCCGCAACAGTCGGCGCAGACACAGCAACCCGCCGCGCCGCCGGCCGATGATCCGTGGGGCGCGCCGGCGGCCGACCAATCGTCATTTGGGGACTTCGGCAAACCGGATCCGGAACCGGAATTCTAAAGGAGGAAGCAATGAAAGCCAGCGAACAGCAGGCGCTCATCCCGCAGGAAGCGACACCGGACACGCTCATCGACCTCATCGGCAAGACGCAGCAGGTCACCAAGGCCGCGGCCGTCGTGCTCAAGGCATGCCGCAACGTCATGGACACCAAAAACAAGCAGGAGCACATCGACAAGTGGGGCGGCATCCACGCCATCACCGAAGCCGTGTACGACTGCGCGGACCTCGCTCAGCGCATCCTCGACGCCGGCCTGGCCATGGAGAACATGTGCGCCAAGCCCGCCACGTCACGGCAGATGATCCTCATCGACGACCTGCGCCGCAGCCTCGACATGGAGGATGGCGACGTGGAGGCGTCCATCGACCCGGACACCGGCGAGATCGGCTAAGCCTCCAAGGAACCCGAACCACGGAAGGAGAAGAAGAATGTGGTTCATCATCGACGACCAGATGGCCGACGACAGGCGCATCCGACGCCTACCGCTCGCCACCGTGGGCCTGTGGGTCAAACTCTGCGTCATCCACTCCAAAGGCGTCTCGATGCAATCGAAGGACCCGTCGGCGTATCCCGGCCACTTCGACCAGCTCGACCTCAAGGACGCCGGAGGCACCATGCGCCAGCTCCAGCAGCTCATCGATGCGGGACTCATGGAGGAGCACGACGGCGGATGGCGTCCCGTCTACGCCGAAGGCATCTGCAGGGAGCCACGAGTGCTGACCGAAGAGCAACGCGAGGCGCGCCGAAAAGCCGGAAGCAAGGGAGGCCGCCGTAAGGCCGCCAACCAAAAGGCCAAGCAAACGTCGGGCGACTTGCCGGAAAACAGCCAAGCAAACGGAGAGCAAAACGGTAGCAAACCTTCTAGCAAGTTGCTAGGGGACAGCCAAGCAAAAACATGGCATAAAACCGATACCGATACCGATATACCCTCTCCGACCCCTCCCGCCGGCAAACCGAAGCAACCCGCCACGCCGGAATCCGGCTTCGACCGTTTCGCCGAAGCCTATCCCGGATCCGTCGGCGCGAAAGGCCGCAAGACCGCAGCCGAAGCCAGAGCCCTGTACGCGGCCATCGCCGGAAACCCCGTCGAACTGCCCCGACTCCAGACCGCGCTCCGCCGCTACAAGCACGCCGTCAACGACGGCCAAATCCGCCGCGGCCACATCCCACGGCTCAACACATGGCTCCGCGACCAATGGGAGACATGGGCGCCCGAACCCGTCACACCCACACGCCAGCACAAGCACACCTGGAACTGCGAACACGTCCACCAGCTCATGGATCCACATGAGGACGAATACGACCACACCGGAAGCCTCCGCAACGGCAACCCAAGCGAATGGTGGAAGGCATGCCAGGCGTGCGCAGACGAACTCAACAACCAAGAAACCAGCAAGGAGAAGCAATGAGCAGCTACCAAAGCAATCAGATCAAGCTCGTCAACACGAGCCTGATCGACCCCCACCCCGACAATCCACGCAAGAACATCGGCGACGTGAACGACCTCGCCGCCAGCATCAAAACCAACGGCCTCCTCACGCCCCTCAGCGTCGTACCCAACGGCGAGCGCTACAGGGTCATCGCCGGCCACCGCAGGCTCGCCGCATGCAAACAGGCCGGAATAAGAGCCGTCCCATGCTTCGTGCTCCAGCTCGGCCCATTGCAGCAGTTGGAGGCCATGGTCACCGAGAACTGCCAGCGCGAGCAGCTCACCGTGTTGGAGGAGGCTGACGCCATCCAGGGCATGCTCGACCTCGGAGCCACCACCGCCAGCGTCGCCCACCGGCTCGGCCGAAGCGCCGACTACGTGCGTGACCGTGCCAAGGCCGCCAGCATCAAGACCGAGGTCAGAGCATCCCGCGACGATTTCGGCCAGATCTCCATCGGTCAGCTCGTGGCCATCGCGCGATATGACGGCCAGCCGGACAGGCAGAAGGAGCTCGCGCAGGCGGCCGGCACCTCGAACTTCGACTACACCCTCCGCAACATCGAACGCGCCGACCGTGCCCGGCAATGGATCGAATCGGTCGCCGCGCTCCTCGTGGAGCCCGACAGCGGCATCAACCTCATCCCCGACCCCGAAAAGCCCTACAGCGACCCGGAGTGGCGCTACCTCGGCTGCATGTTCCCGTCCACCGGCACTCCCGAAGAAGCCATCGAGAAGATCCGCGAACTGAATCCCGCCGCCGTATCCATCCACACGGTCTCGCAGCAGGTCTACCTCTGGACCCGCCGTGACAAGACCGCCGACGCCGAAGAGGAAGCCCGACGCGCCGCCGAACAGGCCGAACGCGACGCCCGCAGGCACGCGCTCGAGGAATACGCCGCCGCATCCGCGGACAAGCGCATGGCATGGCTCCACGCCAACCTCCACGGCATCAAACGCGACAAGCTCATCGAAACAGCGGCAAAGCTCGGACTCCTGCAGATCATCGACCCGGACCCGCATGGCTCCACGCAGGCGCTGAGCACATGGAACGACGCCGTATGCGGTGACGAACAATTCGCCATCATCAGCGGCATCGAACCGGAACAGGCGCTCGCGGAACTCCACACGCACCTCGACTCACCGGACTGGCCGACATACGCGGTCATGATCCTCGCGGCCCGCATCGAATGGTTCATCGACCCGGCCGACTGGACCACCGTCAACGACATCGGCAGACGCATCCCCGGCTACTACCAGATCCTCCAAGACCTCGGATATACGCCCGCCGACGACGAAACCAGCCACCTCGACCAGCTCATCGCAGCCATCAGCGAAGCCGACTCCGACGAAAACGAAGAAGACGAGGAGAACAACCAATGACCAGGGAACAACTCGACAAACTCAGCCGCCTCCTCACCGACACCGCCCAGACCGCCAGCACAATCGAACTGCGAGCGCTCGCCGGTGGCAGGGCGGATGACGGCATCGTGGCGTTGGCGGCCGGGTTGAGGGCCAATTGCACTTCGTGTTTGGTGCTGGTTGACGGTCTGATGCAGGAGGGGGTGCGTTGTGAGTGAGTTTGCTGATTCGAAGCGTGCCGCTTTGGAGCGTCAGGGTTGGCATTGCCTGCGTTGCGGGACGAACATCCATGATCCGTCATGCTGGCCTGGACGCTCCGGCCATCACCGTCAACTGCGGCGGGCGGCGGATCCGGATGTGCGGCACAGTCCGGCCAACATCGTCGAGTTGTGCGGTTCGGGGACGACCGGCTGCCATGGGTGGGTCCACCAGCATGTGAAGGAGGCCGAACGCCTCGGGCTGATAGTCCCGTTCGGCATAGATCCTCTCTCCACCCCAGTGCGCGACTGGCAGGGGAGATGGCTCTGGCTCAACCAGGACGGCACGGCCACGCCATTGACCATGCGCGAAACATTGACAATTCAAACGGAAGGAATGACAAATGCACGAGAATAACGGCAAACCGGAGGCGCTGCTGTGGATCGACTTTGAGACCACAGGCGTGGACAGGCGCAAAAGCCTGCCATTGGAGATCGGTATGGAATGTACCGACATGCTGGGCGAACAAAAGTTCGGATCATTGTCCCGCATCATCCGCCCGGACAGACTCGACCTCCTGTCCATGAGCCCCGTCGCCTTCTCCATGCACACCGACAACGGCCTGCTGTTCGAACTCATGGGAGGCTCCGTGCGCAAGGACAGCATGGTCGTCGTGGCCAACGCCGTGGAGGAATTCCTTGACTCGCTCTCCCAGCGCTTCTCCCTCGTCCCCGCGGGGACCAACGTGGACTTCGACCTTGACTTCCTCCGCCGACTCAACCTCAACCCTGACGTGTGGCTCACCTACCGCAAATACGACATGGCCACCATCCGCCGACTCGTCACCGTGCTCGGCGCCCCGGATCCATACCAGGGCGACAGCGGCCCGCACCGGGTGAAATCCTGCATCGCACGCGACATCAAAGACTACAAGGCCATGCTCGAGACACTCGCCGTCAAGACGGGAGACCACAAGTGAGAAAGACCATCAGCCACCTCGCCGACCGGCTCGGAGACGCCATGGCCACGCTGTTCACCCTCCTCGCGCTGCTGCTCATCCCGCACGCCGTCATCAGGGCGATCATCGGACAGGCGCTCCACCAGTGGACACCAATCACGTGGCTCGCCATCCACACCGCACTGACCATCGCGGCGCTCGCCACCAGCCTCGCCAGCTATGCGATCGCCGCACTGCTCGCACCGCCAAGACCGGAGACCTACCAATGACCGAAGACCAGCAAGACCAGCTCGTCATCAGCCTCGACACGCAATACGCCGTCGCGCACGCCATCTACAACCGATTCCACGCCAACGGCCACCGCAAACACCTCACGTGGGAAAACCTCGACGACGACGGCCGCGAACCATGGCGCCTGATAGCCAAGGACGCGATCACCGAGATGCTGGCCAGCCCGGAGATCGGAGGAACGGCATGAGCCACACCGCGATAATCCTCCTGGCGCTCGCCTTCCTGATCGGCTGGATGGGTGGCCGGGAATGAGCATCATCGTCCCATTGCACAAGTGGCGGTCGGCCGACCCGGCCATCCTGATCGGCCGCCGCTGCATCGCCCAAACCGACCAGGACGTCATCATCGACGGCCGGCTCGAACTCATCCGCCGGCCGGACGGCACCGCCAGCCTCCGCTTCCAGGGCATCGGAAACGACATCATCTCCCACGATCCGAACACATGTTCCAACAGGATGAGCGCCGGCATACGAAGCCTCGCCATCTACGGAAAGGAATGAAATGCACACCGTCAGAATCGCCACCAACCCACGCAAATGGCGCAGACCTGCGCCCTGCCCGGCATGCCGCAAGTCCCGGCCGCTCATCCTGACCCTCGGCGCCATCTACAAACTCAGCACACGCAAACCGGTCAACACTATCTACGGCTGCATCTGCCCCAACTGTCGGCACAAATGCATCCTCCACGTCGACGGCAGAAGCCTCAACAAAGCCATCCGCCTCTGGAACCACCACGCCAGCCACCATCAAAGGAACGAACAATGAGAAACACCATATGCGCCGCCCTCACCGCCATAACCCTCGTACTCTGCGCTGCGCTCGCAGGATGCGGCAATGCGTCCAAGACGTCTACCCCGGCCCACGCCATCGCCGCCACCGGCACCACATGCTCCAAAAGGTCCAGCGACGACATCAAGGAATGCATCGTCACACTGTCCGACACGAGGCAAGTGGTCTGCGTCGTCTACTCGGGCTACCAGAGGGGCGGCCTGTCATGCGACTGGAGCCATGTGAGCGGCGCGGACAAGGAGCCGGCAAGATGAGCTACAACGTCGTCACCCAGGAAGGCGTCAGAACGTTCGAGAACATCGACGATGCCGGCGACTACGCGCAGGCCATGTCCTTGAGGACTGGCGAGCCGGCCAAGGTGTTCCATGCCAAGACCGGACTTGTCGCATTCACCGTCCGCCCAACCACGAAGGATACGAAATGAGAATCAATTTCAACAGCAAGGATGGCGTTTTCGCCATCAAAGCCGAAAACGAAGAGGAAAAACCCAGCTCAAAACGTCGGCGGTCGCCATCTGCAATCTCATCATCGATTTTTTCGACGGTGAAGTCCAAGAAATGAAGGCGGCGAAGGAATGAAACGCATCACACTCAAGGACACAAAATGAGCAATCGAAGTTATTTGGTGCCAAGGCCGCCAGCGTTCGACCATGAGCATCCCAGACCGAAGGAGGAAGGCGAGGTGCTGTACTGCGGAAATTGCCAAAAATGGTACGTATCATGGTTTCCCCTCACCGAAGTCAAAACCATATGGGGCCGCCGCCCCGAATGGTGGATACGCATCTTCCACCGCAAACCATACGAGACGATCATCCAGCAAATACGAAGGGAAACGAAATGAAAGTGAAGAAAACCCTCATGGACATGATCATCAAATGGCATCAGGCCGGATACAGCCTCGATGAGATCGCGCCACTGATGCCACAAGTCCCCAAAGAGGAAATCAAAGCGATCATCCAACACACCCGCGAATAACAAGAAACCCGACCTTCCGGCCGGGCTCCTGGCATCACCACAAACCAGACTACACCCGCCGGAGGGAATCGAACAAATGAACGAACCAACCAACGAATCCCAACCAACACCAAACCAGACACAACCAGCACAAACCAACCAACACAAGCCAGCGCTCGCCGGCATGTGCCAAGTGTGCGGCGGGGAGTGCAATCTGCGCAATACGCTGTGTGACAAGTGCGATGCCGTAATGAGGGGATGGCTCCGCGACTATCCGTCATGGATCCAGGTCCTGCGCGAGTTTCTGGACAGCACCGCACATTACGGTGGCCATCAGCCCGGCCGTACCAATTTGGCTTCGGCTCCGACGCCGGTCAGGTTGTCTGTGATTGACCATCTGCAGGAGATCGATGATCTGGCTGTCGCTCTTTGGCGGCGGTTGTATGCTCCGCCGGCCATGCCATGGGCCGATAGCAGGATTCATCCGTCCGTGTTGAAATGCCTGAGTATCTGCGCGGATTGCAATCGTCTTTCACGATTGCCGGACATTGGTCTGATTTGGCATGACTGGGAGCGGTTGGCGCGCAAGACGCTGGGCATCATCGACGTGCCGCCATCCAAGCATGGTATCGGCAGGTGCCTGAATCCTCTGTGCGGCGTGGAGCTGAGTGCGGAGGTCGGCGCGGTAAATGTTGACTGTCCGGTGTGCGGCAACACTCATCGCGTGGTCGACGTGCGATTGGGGTTCCTGAAGGAGTGCATCGAATCCGGCAGGGCGTTCACGGCGGGGGAGTGCGCGGAGCTGCTGCGCGAATGCGGGTTCCAGTGCAGCGTGAACACGATCTACTCGTGGCGCAAGCGCGGCAGGATCCAACCGGCCGGCAGAAACGAGAAGGGACAGCCGCTGTACCGCCTGTCCGACGTACGCGCGCGCCTCGCCCGGCATGACGTGATTTGACATTTTTCAAAGTGCAAGGCAGAATTGTCAGTGGATTAAAGGGTTCAAACCGGAAAACGGTTTGAACCCTTTTCATATCCACCGATGGATTCTCCTAACTCCTTGGGTTATATCCCGTCCTGTCCGAACGGCATATCGGATACGCTCCGCCCACTCCCGTCAGAGTGGGCATACCTCAATGTGGCAGGCAAGCCAATCCCGTGCTTCCGTGATGCGGTGATGCTCAAATCCGCCTGCCGGTATGCCTTCGTAGGAATCAGTGGTAGATCGTACCGGCCGCGAGTCTTTATTGGATTCTCTTCCTTGTGGCCGCGTGTGGACGCGGGTTCGAATCCCGCCGAAGGCACCCATGAAACAAATCCGGGGTAGGGGTATTGACAATCCGGGAGGGGTATTCGCAGATGATGGGGAGCCCCTACAAGACACGGGAGTGTCCATATACGGGAGCCCCTATACCGGCATTCCAGCAAGCCAACGGCGAAGATAGTCGTCGGCAAATCCACGGCACCCCGGGGCTCATACATGCGGGGAGGCCACATGAGCAAGCGGCGCAACGAGCGTGTCAGCAACGGCTGGCGGCGCAGACAGCTCAGGGCAAGAGTCCTGGCCGCATACGACGTGTGCGCCATCTGCGCCCAGCCGGTCGACAAGACATTGAAGACACCACATCCGATGAGCGCCGAAGTCGACGAGCTCATACCAGTCTCACGCGGCGGTGATCCATACAGCTTCGCGAACTGCAGGCTCACGCACCGCAGATGCAACAGGATGAAGAGCGACAAGACAGACGAACACGCACGAGCGCTGCTGGCTGGCAGACAGGAAGTGAAATCAAGCTCGATGCCGTTCAAAACGTTCGGCATCTGACCCGATACCAGGGCAGGGTACCCGGCCATACCCCCTTGGGGTAGCCTCGGGTGCAGTGCCGATATCCCTCCCGGAATACAAACGTCGGAAACAGGGGAAACAACGAAAGGTCGGAAAGCGAGGGAAGCGCCGATGAAGTGCGAACTCTGCGGCAAGGAATTCCAGCCATCCGGCCATGGGCGGCCGCAGAAGTACTGTTCCAAGTCCTGCCGCCAGAAAGCCGATTATCGTCGGAAAAAGAACAGGCCCGCACGGGACCGGAACGGTAAGCCGCCCGTCAAAGCCGTGGAAACGAAACAGAAGCCGGAGCAGGATCTCGACCAGCGGAGCTTCGAACGGATGATGGACGGCAGCATGCTGGACATACTGCGAGACAACCGTGACCTGCTGCTCAAGGCCATGGCCGATCCCACGACGCCGGCGAACGCGCTGCCCGCGATCAGCCGCCAGCTCATCGACGTATGCGAACGCATCGAAGCGCTCCAAGGCGGCGGTCTGACCGACCTGCTGGACGATGAGGAAGACGAGGTGACGGACGATGTCGGAGCGTCGATTGTCTGAAATCGCCAAGGTCCTCCGCCAGCCGGAAGGCATCGTCGGCAGCGAGTTCACTCGAATCAACAAAGCCGCGCGTAAGGCCGGCATCCGTTTCGACTTGTGGCAGCAGGGCTTCTTGTGGCTTCTGTTCGCCAAGAACGCGGAAGGCAAGTATGCGTGTGGCGCGGACGGCGCCGTGCTGTCCAGCTGCAGGCAGATCGGCAAGACCTTCACCGTCGGCACCGCGTTGTTCCTCAAGGCGATACTCACACCGAACCTGAAAGCCATCTGGACCGCCCACCATACGCGCACCAGCGACGAGACATTCACGGACATGTGCGAGATGGAGCACAATCCAGTGCTCGGCCGGTACGTGGAACGCATCCGCAGAGCAAACGGCCAACAGGAGATCACGTTCACGTCCGGCAGCCGCATCATGTTCGGCGCCCGCGAGAACGGTTTCGGCCGAGGATTGCACAGCGTGGACGTGGCCGTGTTCGACGAAGCGCAGATCCTCACAGTGCGCGCGATGGACAACATGATTCCGGTTTTGAACACGAGTCCTAACCCCCTGGTCGTGTATATGGGCAATCCACCCAAGCCGGGAGACCAGTGCGATGCGTTCACGGAGAAACGCATGCACGCGCTGAACCATGACGGAAACCTCCTCTACGTGGAGCTCGCCGCCGACAAGGACGCGGATCCGGACGACCGCGAACAGTGGGCTAAAGCGAATCCCAGCTATCCGAAACGTACAAGCGAACAGGCAATCATGCGCATGCGCAACAACCTGTCGGACGATTCATTCCGTCGTGAGGCGCTTGGCATATGGGACGAGACCGCCACCGCATACGCCATCAGTCCCGACCTGTGGCAGGCCGCGGCCGTCGACGACGTGCCCGAGGGCGGCACGGTGAGCTTCGGCATCGACATGCCTCCGGACAGGAGCGTGCTGACCATCGGAGCGGCGCTACGATACGCGGACGGTTCGGCCATCGTCCAGATGGCGAACATCAAGGACGCGCGGCAGGCGGGAACCATGTGGGCCGTGGACTGGCTCGCCGAACATTGGCCGAAGACCGCCAGCGTGGTCATCGACGCGCAGTCGCCCGCCATGAGCCTGCTGCCGGAACTGAAGAAAGCACATGTGAAGGTCACGGTCACGAACATGCAGGAGATGGGCCGAGCATGCGGCCGGTTCCTCGACATGCTCAAAGCCGGAACGCTCAAGCACCCGCGGGACGAATACCAGCCGCAGCTGGCCGCGGCCGTCAAGGGTGCGACCACGCGTCCATTGGGACAGTCCGGCGCGATCGCATGGAACAAGCTCGGCAGTGACATCGACATAACCCCGCTCGTATCCACCACACTCGCCCTGTACGGGGCGTTCACGACGCTCCGACATCCCGGAAGACGACAGATCATCGGAGGAATCTAAATGAGCGACATCCAGACAACGGCAGCGCCGGACGGGTGGAAACCTACGGGAGGAGCCGGAACGGTGCCGAAACTCGTCGTGCCGACGCACATCGACGGACTCTCCGGTGAGGAGAACGCGCTGCTGCGCGAACTCGCCGAGGTATGGACGCGCCACGCGAGCCGCAACCGAACACTCACCGCCTACTACGAAGCCAAGGAGCCACTGGTTGATTTTGGACTGACTGTGCCGAAGTCCATCAAGGATCATTACACGCCGCTTGGGTGGGCACGCAAGGCTGTGGATATGCTCGCTGAGCTTTGCGTGTTCGAGGGATTCGTCTCGCCGGGCGTGGACGACCCGTTCGAACTGCAGGACTTCATGAGCCGCATCGGATTCACTAGCGTTCTGCAGCAGGCCATCCAGACTGCGCTCATTCACGGCTGTTCGTTCCTCAGCGTCGTCCGGGACTTCGAAGGAAGACCGCTCATCCGCACGCATACCGCGGAAAGCTCGGCCGCCGTCTGGGATTACCCTAACCGGCGGGTCAGGGCGTGCATGGCCATCACCGACGTTGACGACAACAACGAGGCCACCGGACTCGTGCTCTACATGCCCGACCGCAACATCAGCGTGCAGCGCCGTCTCGGCTACTGGTGGCGCGTGGACGATGAGCAACCCACCATCGACAACGAGTGCAGCGTGTTCCGCCTCGCCTACAAGGCTACCGAGGTCAAACCGTTCGGACGCTCCCGCATCAGCCGGGACGCTATGGCCATCATCGACGGCGCGAACCGCACCATCGTGCGCGCCGAAGCGAATGCCGAATTCTACGCGTTCCCAAAAATCCTGCTGACAGGCACTTCCGAAGAACTCGCCTCGTTGGGCACGGACGACGCGTTAAAGCTTTATATGGGTCGCTACAACATGATCAGCAAGGACATCGACGGGCAGTCCCCGACCGTGACACAACTGGCCGCGTCCAGCATGGACCCGCACTTGACGATGCTGAAAAGCTGGGCCGCCATGTTCGCCAGCGCGATGAACATTCCCGCCAGCTCGCTCGGCATCGTGTCCGACGCGAACCCGACGTCCGCCGACGCGACCGAGGCGCAGCGCGAGGACCTGATTATCGAGGCGCGCCATTGCGACCGGGATTTCGGTGAATCGATCCTGCAGGCAGCCCGTCTTGTGGCACGGATGCAGGATCCATCCGTGCCCGACGAGGAGCTGATGAAACTGCAGGTCGACTGGAAGAACCCGAACACGCCGTCGAGCTCCATGAGCGCCGACGCATTCAGCAAGCTCGCTGGAAGCATCGACTCGTTCGCCAACAGCGAGGTCGGCATGACACGCGCCGGATTGAGCCGAAGCGAGATCGTCCGGCTGAAGGCCGACCAGCGCAAGGCCCAGGCCGGTCAGGTACTCGATCAGATTCGCGGCATGCGCCAACAGACGGAGCAGACGCAGGACGACGTGGAACGCCAGACCGACGCTTCCACGCAATCAACTGTTGCGGGGGGGCTGAAGGACAGCTTCGACGCACTGGGAGTAGCGATCAGAGCCGGGGTGACACCGGAATCCGCGGCATCGATGCTTGGACTGAAAGGCATTGAATTCACCGGCATGACGCCGGTCAGCCTCAAACTACCGGAAGGCGGCGGAAATGAGCCTGAACAGTCTGAACCTGCCTCCGGAACAACACAGAAGGCTTGAACTCGACCTCAACGACCTGTACGAGGATTACACGGACACCATGAGCCGCTTGCAGAAGGAGGCAGGCAACAGCGTTTCAGGACTTGTCTGGGACGGTGAAAGCCAGGAACTCATCAAAGCGGAGATCAACCGGTACGCCGACGCGGCCAACAAACTCGCATCCGACTACTACAGCCATGTGCGCGACCTATGGGCGCAATACGGCGGAATCGACATGCCGGAATACGAGCCGCCTTCCATCACCGCCGACCGCGCGGTCTGGCAGATGGAAGGCGGTTTCAACAACACCGACTTCATGGGATTGCACTACAAGGACGTCATTCCAGATGAAAACGGAGCCGTTCACAACAACGCCGGAAGAACCATCGACGACCTGTGGCCCACGTTCGCCGACGAGGAGCAGGCGCTGGAATACGTGCAGAATCTGGTTCAGACGGTCGGCCGGATGACCATGCAGAGGGCCGTGGCCAACGATCCCACCAAGCCTCGCTGGGCGCGCGTCCCACGAGGGGCTAAGACATGCGCGTTCTGCCTTATGCTCGCCTCGCGTGGCTTCGCCTACCTGAGCGAGGACACCGCCGGACGGCAGATGCAATACCATACGGACTGCGACTGCGACATCGTGCCAAGCTGGGGCAGCAGCAAACTCAAAGGATACGATCCGGACAAGTATCGTGAAATGTACCAGGCAGCCAAGGCCGCGGCCGGCGATGACGGCGACTGGCGTGACACGCTAGCCCAATTGAGACGCATCTATCACGATGAGGTCAATGATGGCGTGACTGCCCAACCGACGATTCGATGGAGCGGCAAATCGATTCCAATCAATGCTTCCGAACTATCGAGATTGTCGGATTACAGCGTCAGGATGCCTGGAGATAGATTCTCCAACGACGAGAAAATCGCGGCTTTGATGGATTGGACCGGAGACAGCTACAAAAGTATCAACGGCTACCTGTTCGGCGGACGAAACCCGTCGAAAGACGTCATCCATCAGGTCGAATGCATCGACGAAGCGATATCCGACCATATCACCCGAGAACGTTTCACAGTCGACAGGCAGATGCGGTTGTCGACGTTCCACGTCAACGACATGGAGTCGCTTTTCGATTTGAATACCGGTCGCACCTTCGAACACATCGGCTACATGGCCACCAGCATCAAGGAGGGAGGCATTGACGTTGATGGGGAAGACCGCATCGCCACAAGAATCCTGGTACCGCCGGGAAGCGCCGGCGTGTATGTGGAGCCGATCACTCAGCATCCGGGAGAATACGAAATTCTCCTGCCGAGAGGAAGGACTCTTCGTTTCGAAGGGCTTGGAGCATCCGACGGCAGACCGATCGTTTATCTGAGACTGCTATGATTGAGCCTATGGATCGTTCCGACCGCTTCACGTTTATGCCCGGTGATTTGAAGGAAGTCACCGATGAGCGCCATCTTGCGGAAATCAAACGCAAGTATGGCGACATCTCCATGCCACAGGACGAATATGAATGGGTCAGGAACGAAGGAAAGAAGCGCTGGTCCGTCGGCGACTATGTGTCGACCGACGAGCTGCGGTCCGAATACGCGCGAAGAAAAGCGCTGGGAAATCTCTGAATCCCAGAAAGCCATCACGTCGAAACGTGATGGCTTTTCTTTTACCTTTCACACCCCAGCGATGGGGCGGGGCGCAGCCATGCGCGAAACCAACAAGAATGGCCGCCCACTCGCCGGCGTCAGGCGTGGAAAACCAAACAAAAGGAGCTACCAATCATGGCAGAAGACAATCAGACCGACGCTGACGGCCAGCAGGAGCCGGGACAGCACGCTCCGACCACGAAGGACGTGAACGACGCGAAGCCGAAGACCTTCACGCAGGAGGAAGTCGACCGCATCATCAGCGAACGCCTCGGCAGGGAACGCGGCAGGAAAAGCGACTATGAGGAACTCAAGGAGAAGGCCGGCCACACCGCCGACCTCGAATCGAAGCTCTCCAAAGCGCTCGAAGAGAACGAGAAGCTTAAAAACGAAGCCAAACAGGCCGAACATGAGAAGGAGCTCTCCACGATACGCGCCAACGTCGCGGCCAAACACGGCATCACCGACCCGAGCGTCCTCGCGGGCGACGACGAGAAGCAGATTGGCGAATACGCCGAGAAACTCATGAAGGTGTTCGCCGACATGCGTTCCCGCGGCACGGTTGCGGACCAGAGCGCCCGCACCGGACAGGCCAAGGCTAAACATTCCAGCCGCGAGGACTTCGTCAACGCCATGAGCAACACGCTCCTGTGAGCCAACCAGCAAACAACATTCATTTGAAAGGACAAACCATGACAGATCCGTCCATGACCCGAAAAAGCAACGGTCTAGACCTCACCCCTGAAACCCAGGCGGAGATCTTGCAGACCGCAAAATACAAGAGCGCGTTCATGCAGCTCGTGCCGGAGATGAAACTGCCCGGCAACGGTGCTCGCGTGCCGATCATCATCGGCGACCCGGAGGCCGCATGGGTCAATGAGGGTGCGGAGAAGCCGAAGAGCGGCGTCACCTTCGGCAAGAAGGACATGCTGCCGTACACCATCGCGGTCATCATGCCGTTCTCCAACCAGTTCCGCCGAGACTTCGGCGCTCTCTACGACCAAGTGGTCGCGAAGGGTCCGGGAGCCATCGCCCGCACGTTTGACAAGACCATCATGGGTCTCGTCGCCGCTCCGGGAGCGGACTTCGACACCCTGAAGAGCGCGCAGACCGTCAGCATCGGCAAGGACGTGTGGAAGAACCTGAACAAAGCCGACGACCTCGTGTCCGAAGCGGATGGAACCGTGGACGGTTGGGCGTTGAGCACCCAGGGTCGCAGTGTGCTCCGGCAGGCGACCGACAACAACGGACGCCCCCTGTTCCTCAACGGCACCGCCGCCTCCGACGTGAGCACCGTGCTCGGCAACCGCACCTACATCAGCAAGGGCGTTCACGTGCCCGCCGTATCCGAGACACCGGGACCGGCCAAGGCAGAGATCCTCGGCGTGTGCGGCGAATTCTCCTCCGCCGCATGGGGCTCCGTCGAAGGAATGCAGACCAGCATCTCCGACCAGGCGTCCATCACCATCGACGGCAAGCAGGTCAACCTGTGGGAGCACAACATGTTCGCCGTCCGAATCGAAATCGAGGTCGGCTTCCGTATCCGCGACATCAACCGCTTCGTCCTGCTCACCGCCTGACGGAGTCCGACATGACTGTCGAACCAGACGTGTTCGCCACCTCCGACGACCTCGAACAGAGGTGGCACAAACTCACCGACGAGGAACGTGAGAAGGCCGACACGCATCTCGCGGACGTGACCGACTACATCAAGGAACGCTCCCTGAACTGGCAACGTCTCCAAAAAGAACGGCCACGCCTGCTGACGAAGATCACCTGCGACATCGTCCGCAGAATCATGCAGGCCGACCCGTACGACATTCCCGGCGGCATCACGCAGATGAACCAGACCACCGGCAGCTTCAGCGAACAATACAGTTTCGGAGCGCCCACCGGCGATCTCTGGCTGCGCGACGACGAGAAACGCATCCTTGGCATCAACGCTCAGCGCGCGTTCAGCGTCGACATGGCAACGGGGGAGACGTCCTAGTGGAAACCATCGAAGTGTGGCGCGGCCAGTCCACCACCGACACGGACGGCAACCCCATCCAGGGCAAACCCGTCCGCGTCGGCACGTTCCAGGCGATGGTCGCGCCAACCTCCACCACCGACCAGACCGAGGAGAACGCCAGCCCGCAGACCATCGAATACACGATCCACATCCGCGGTAGCCAACCGACCGGCATCCAGGCCACCGACCTGATCAAAGTCAGAGGCATCCTCCTGCCCGTCAAAGGAAAGCCGCAAGTGTGGAACAACCTCCACGGACGCCACATCGGCGACGTCATCACCGTGGGCGAACGGGAAGGATAAGCATGGCCAAACGATGCAGATTCGTATTCAACCGCAAGGCGTTCAGCCAACAGGTCCTCAAAAACGAGACATTGCGCTCGCGCATGAGGGACGCGGCCGAAGCCGCCGTAGAGGATGACCGTTGCATGGTCCGCGACCATGACGGCAAGAACCGCAGCGGCGTGGCGATCATCTGCCCGGCACCGGTGGAGAAGGCGCACGGCACGCTAGAGGACACGCTCGGAAGGATGCGCGTATGAGCATCCCGGTCACTCCCCGGCGCACGGAACCCCTGCTCCTGCCCAAACTGAGGACACTGTTCCCGGACGTGACGTTCGACACCATCGAACGAAGCGACCTCGAACCTCCCTTCACCGAAGCCACGCTGGCCGACTCCATGCAAGGCATGAGCACCCCAATCTCGCAGTACGTGCGGCTGCGGCTGAGCGTGCGATGCATGAGAGAGGACCATACGGGCGACTGGGACAAGGCCGCACGCCTGTGGGCCGACATCGCGAGGGAGATCATCGGGCTCGGAAACGTCGCGCCGCTCATCGACGCGTCACTCGAATCCGGGCCGGTACGCATGACGGACGAGGACAAGAGGCTGGTGTGCGCGTACGGCGTGCTCCTGCTCGAGGTCACCGTCAACTGAAACACAACCAAAGACAACGTGCCGCCACACGCGAAGAACGGAAAGGTGCAGACGAATGTCTGACAACAACGAAAAAACCACCGTCGCCGCGCAGGGCGCGACCGACTACGGGTACGTGTCCAGCGGCAACACCGCAGGCAACGTGCGCCTGATCAAGAACTACGCGCTGTTCCTGTTCCCCAAGGGCGACAGCACGTTCGTGGCTCCGACCGGAGTGGCCTGGACCCCGCCGGCAAGCAAGAAGCCGATCGGCTACTCCACGGAGGATGGCGCCGTACTGCATCCGGAACCGGGCGACAGCACCGACTACAAGGCCCACAACGGCGACATCGTCCTGTCCGACACGGATCCGGGCTACTGGACGCTCCAGCTCGCCGCGATGGAGGGCCGCAATGATGTGGTGTCGGCCTACTTCGACGTGGACGTGGAATCCGACGGCGGCATCAGCATCAAGGGCGCCGGATTGAAGAAGGAGTGGATCCTCGTGCTGGTCGCGCTCGACCAGCAGGACCGCCCCTTCCTCCTGTACGGCACCAACGCGAAGGTGAGCGACCGCGACGACGTGAGCCTGAAATCCAGCGAGATCATGAACTTCAGCATGACGTTCAAGATGCTCAAGGGCACCAACGGCGAACAGTTCCACGCATGGGGCCTCGTCACTGAAGACGCCAAGTAGCCCATTGATTCTTCCCGTGCGGCCGATGGCGGTCGGCCGCACGGGACACCCATTCAACCGCCAACCATTAGAACGGAGCCAACATGAGCGACAAAGAATACCATGTCGTGGACGTAGACCTGACCGAAGCGGAAGAGCTCAAACCCGACGTGCACCTCGAGGTCGCCGGAGCGAAACTCGACCTGCCGAACCTCAACAACGCGGAACTGCCCATCGAACTCGTCCAGGCCATCCTCCTGATCAAAAGCAAGCCCGCATTGTCCGACGAGGAAACCACGGCCTGCGTGAGCACGTTCCTCGCCTACTTCCAGACGATGCAGCCGAACTTCTGGAACGTGCTGCGCAAGACCAAACGTCCGATGGCCTACCTCACCGCGACCATCAAGGCGTGGGCCGAGGAATCCGGACTGGACCCAAAAGCGTTTACCTCGCCCACCTCTGGAACAACAATCGCGCGGCACTAGCCTACGACTGGATCCGAGCGTACGGGCAGATCTACAGGCCCGTACGCTTCCGGGAATGGGTTGAAGGCCAACGTCCACGAGTCGATTGGGGACTCGCCTGGGCGTTGACCCGCGAAATCCTCAAAGACCATACGAGCCACTCGTGGATGGCGTTGCAGAACGCCGTCTACGCGCCCGACGGAGCCGAACAGGCGGTCTGGACGCTGTCCGGACAACGCAAACGCCCATGGTTCGACCACGAGCACGACCCGCTCCGCCCGCCAACCCCGACGCACAACCTCACCCGCCGTCAACGCGAGGACAGGGAACGGCTCAAAGCCTACTTCCACATCAACGACGACCTCTGACTCCGACCGCCATCGGAATACCAACCTACGAATAAGGAAACACGATGGCAGCACAGGACATAGGCGTCGCATACGTCCACGTCGAACCATCCGGCAAAGGATTCGGCAAAAACATCGAAGGCGACATCGGCGACGCCGTCAACAAAGCCTCCAAGAAAAGCTCCAGCACCCTCATCTCGAAGATCGGCGGAGCATTCGGCAAAATCGGCAAGGTCGGCACAGGCGCGATCGCCACCCTCGCCGGCGGCATCACCGCATTGGCCGCCAAAGGCGGCTTCACCCGCGCCCTCAACATCGAGAACGCGCAAGCCAAACTCAAAGGCCTCGGCCACGACAGCGCGAGCGTCACCGAGATCATGAACGACGCGCTCGCATCCGTCAAGGGCACCGCGTTCGGATTGGGTGACGCCGCGACCGTCGCGGCCAGCCTGTCCGCCTCCGGCATCAAGGAAGGCGACCAGCTCACCAAGGTCCTCAAGACCGTGGCCGACACCGCGCAGATCAGCGGCAGAAGCCTCACTGACATCGGCATGATCTTCGGTTCCGTCGCCGCCCGAGGCAAACTCCAGGGCGACGACATGCTCCAGCTCATGTCGAGCGGCATCCCAGTCCTCCAAATGCTCGGCAAGCATCTGAACAAGACCAGCGCCGAAGTGTCCGACATGGTCTCGGACGGCAAGATCGACTTCCAAACCTTCGCCGACGCCATGCAGGAAGGCCTAGGCGGCGCCGCACTATCCGCAGGCACCACATTCACCGGCGCCCTGGCCAACGTGAAAGCCGCGTTGAGCCGACTCGGAGAAACAGCCGCCACACCAGTCCTCGACGGCTTACGCGGCCTGTTCAACCAAGCCATCCCACTCATCGACACATTCACCGCAGCCGTCACACCAACCCTGCAAAAAGTCGGAGCGGCACTCCAACAAGGTCTCGAGAACGCGATACCCGCCACACAGGCGAAACTCAAAAACCTTGGCGACACGATCTCCAACATCCCCGGCTTCCAGATGCTCGCCTCGGCGACGGCCAGCCTCAAAAGCCAACTCACTGGCCTCTGGAACGCAATCACATCACTCATAGGCGGACTCAACAATGGCGGCGAAGCCGCCCCCAAATTTCTCCCAAAGAAGCTCTGC